CAGACTTAAATTTGGTTAGGCCAGTTTTGGTAATGTCAATTAATGTAATAACTTTGAAGTTCATACACTTACTTATAGTCATAAAAAAAGGGCCCGAATAAATCCGAGCCCTTTTCGATAGTTTCTTCTAAACTATTAATTAAGCAACAGTTACTGAAGAAGCCGCTGTTACAGTAGCCGCTGAAAGGTCAAAGTTATTTGGACCAACTGCGTCACCTAATGCACGGATTCTAGCCTGTAAAGAAGCCGCGTCATCTTTGTGACCGTCTACGATTACAGAAACTGTTTGTGCTGAACCTGCTGAGTAGTACATTAAAGGTGCTACTTCGCGGATGATTGCTTCCATTGCTTCGTTAGCGCCATCGTCTTCAGTTGTTAATGCCGCTTGTGCGTCGATTACGAACGCCGCAATTTGTGCTGTTGAATACACAGTACCCTGTGCATATTGGCCGAAGCCATTTACTCTTGTTACGCCTGCCATTTTATTTCTCCTATAAATGTGAGTAAAAATAAACGTTATTCTTACTCGGCTCTAATGGCCACGCATCGTTCTCTTGATGCTTTGTGGTTACTATTATTTAGTCTTTTTTGGAAAAATATAGGATTAACGGCTCTTTTTGGCTCGATTATGTAATGCTCTTAGCATTTGAACAAATCCCGGTCCTGCTTTAACAATATCATCTACCATTTTAACTACAGGTGCGTATGCTTGAACGTAAGGTGCTGGTACAGCCTTGCCGTCTTTTGCTTGGTCTAAAAACTTTTTAGTTCCTACTAGACCTTTTGCACCAACTAGGTATCTATAATATTGTAACTCAGGACCGGTTGGAGTAGCCAAGTCAGGTAAACTTACAGTTGGCTCGTTGTCTTTAATTCTTGCATTTTCTAAATCTTTAGTACGAGCAAGTTCTTCAATGTAAACAATAATATCACTGCTTCTTAGTTTTGCTCTAACAGCAAGTAACAATCGTGTAACTGTATTTTGTTTTTCTTGTGTGCTAAGGGAGTTGTAGTTAAACAAATTACGTCTAATTGCTTTGTAGTCAGTGTTAGTAATGTTTAGTCCGCCTTCTAAACGGATAAGTGTTTCAGTAGGTCTTATTGCTGTGTTGTTACCTACTGCACTCAAATATCTATTTAAACCCATTGTAGGCAAGTTAGTTCTCATACGTACTGCTTTTGCACTTTCAGGGTCTTTAAGTTTTGCTAAGGCTTTGTCGTCACCTATAACAAAATAGATAAAGTTATATAGATCTGTACCAACCATTCTAAACTGTTGGTATGGACCATATGATGTTGTTTTCTTTGCGTAGCCTGCCGCATAACCTCTAGTGCTAGGAAATAGTCTTAGAAGTTCTAAACTTAATACAATTAAGTATAGTCGTTCACAACAATCTGTATAAGACAACTTGGCCTGATCAGATGAGTTGCGAGTCATTCTCGCTTCTGCTAGGTCATTAAGGAATGAAAACTTTTCTTCCGTAACTGGAAGTTCGTGTCCACCTTCCATGGTTGCCCACTCCATTGCTGTAAACTTTTCTGCCATTATGCGTAGTTACTCTTTTCAACACTTTGTGGTTGATACTTTTTCAAAAATGCGGCGACCATTTCTTTTTGTCCGCCTGCACCTAGTAGCATACCTAGTGTATCTGCGTTTTGTACATCTTTAGTAAACTGACGTTTAATATCAGGCTTAACTCTGTCTGTAGTTAATAGCATTTTAATAACAGTGGCTTGTTCAGCATTAATTTCATGCTGTTTGCCATCGTCTGTTGTTACAGCCTTAACTGGATTTGGATTGCCTCTTGAGTCAAGTACTTTACCTACTTGTACAATCATAGGTGTTTGTTTGAAGTCTGGATCAAGACCAGCGTCATCGCTGTCTGCTGGATCCATTTGTTTCTTCATATCTGCAAAATCATCGTCCATATCTGAATCAATGATAAAGTCTGTTGCTTTCATAGTATTCTCCCTTTTTACTGCTCTGTTTGCTTTACTAAAACCTGAGCGATTTACTAGTTTAATATCACCACCAGGGTGTGCCAACACATAACCTTCACCACCTGGGGTATCACCAATACTTGCTTTAATGTCTGTGTCTTGCTGTTCTAGTTGATTAATAATATCATCTTTAACTGACATTATACTTGAAACAGTTTCCCACATAACTGAAAACGCTTTAATGTTTTCTTTAACGTATTGAGTAATCTTTTCTTGTTTAGGCTTACTAACTTTACTACTGCTTAACCATTGAATAAAGTCTTTACCTAAATTAGTTAATCCCGAGTCAACTTTGCTGTTCATATACGTATAAAGTATTTTGTCAAAGTCTGACACTTTCATTGCTGTTAGTTTATTTCTATCTAATAAACTATCAATAGCACCTGCATTTTGAGTTACAAGATTTTTAAGTTTATCAATTCTTGTAGTATCAATCTGTGGTGATTCTTGTGGTGTTATTGGAGGAAACACTAACAAGTTATTTCCTTCAAACATACCGTAATCTTTTAATGGTGTTTCACTACCATCTTCGTCTACTTCTCTATGAATAACTACACCAACTTTACTTGCACCAATACGCTTACCAATGTCGCTCTTAGCGTCAACTGTATAAGTTACAAGTTGTGGTTTAAAAACGTAACGTCCGTCTTTAACAGGCGGTGTGTCAAAATATAACATATCACCTTTAAAGTATCCTTTGTGTGATAAAGGAACAGCCTTCTCAGCAACAGTATAAGCATTTTTCATATTAGCCGCTAACTGAGCAAAGCCTTCTGGATTCTTTTGTGCGCCTGGACGATTTAAAAACATTTTTTCAACATCATCTGCTGATTTAGTTTTGCCGTCATATCCTTTTGCACTAAAGCCTGACTTGTCGGTAAACACAAAGTCGCCATCTTCATTGCGTCCAAAGATAACTGCTGGCGAGCCGTCCCACTTAATAGTAGTAGCACCACGTCCTTCGTCATTAGCCATACTAGCCAATGCATCAACAACACGTAGAGCACCTTTACTACCATTAAAGAATATTTCATCTTCTGCGTGTTGAATACGTGCTGGCGCTTCTGTAACTATTTTTATTTCGTCAAATCTCATTGTGGTAGTACCAATCCTTCTTTTTCAAAAAATTCTTTAGCATCTTTTACAAGTGCTTCATAGTTTGGATCGCTTTTAATTTTTGCATTGATAGTTTCAACACTTTTTAAATCACCAGCGTTTGAACCATCACCTAATAAAATCTTAGCAACTTCATCAGGGTCTTTAGTAACTTCTTTGTTTGTTAATCTATCAACTAGTCCATTAGTCGGAGACCATTTGTAACCTAATGCTTTTGCAATAGATGCCATCATGATCATTCTATGTTGTCCTTTAAATTCGCTCTTCTCATCACCTCTTAAAGCAAACTGCATAAACTTAGGATCACCAAACATTAAATCAGTTTGTACAAACCCAAGTTTCTCATTGCCGTTAATAGGAGTTTTAAAATGTACACTTATACCACTCTTTGCAATCCATTGTTTAGTATCATCGTCTGGGTGATTCTTTTGTACCCATGCACTTAATTTTGATACAAGTCCGTCTTTGTCAACACTTGCTTTATCAACAGCAACATCAAGGTCACCACTAGTTGGTTTAAGTCCTGTACTACCGAGCATATTGTTTACATGATCAAGACCTGTAATTTTTTCAAGCCATTTAAGTGTAGGCTCAACATCTGCTTTGTTAATACGTTGTGTTGCTGGTTCACCTTCTGGTGACTTAAAAACGTTTCCACCCTCGTTTAAGATCATTTCTTTTCCTTGGATTCAATTATTTTATCAACGCCACGTTTGAATTTACGAGGATCGCCACTTCGGATACTATTAATAAACCTGCGTTCAAGTTCATTAGCCGTTTCGGTATCATAACTTTCAGCAATACGATTAAGCAAATTAATACTGCTTTCAATAAGATTATTACCAGTGGTCTGGATCAGATGGTCGTTGTTACCAGTCTGCCTAAAACTACTAAGTTCCTCTAGGATTGATCGTGTACGTTTTCTCATTTTCTTTTCCTTATGTTGTATTTAGTGTATTAAATAACTTTGTTGTCGTCAAATAGGTTGACAGCCATTATAATAGGTTGTATACTAAGCAAACAATATAAAAAGCGGGTGTAGCATAATGGTAATGCACTGGCCTTCCAAGCCATGTATAGGAGTTCGATTCTCCTCACCCGCTCCAAACAATGCAGGAATGGTGTAGTGGTAACACGACAGTCTCCAAAACTGTAAACTGAGGTTCGATTCCTTGTTCCTGTGCCA